ATGAAAAAGAATATTCGGTTGAAAAGCAGTGTACTAGCTCTTGTAGCTGGTTTTAGTGTCATTACAACACAGGCTGTTTTAGCAGATGAATTAGCTGTCCAAATTATGGGAGTTAATGATTTCCATGGTGCGCTTGATACGACAGGGACAGCGCGATTGGAGGGGGAAACAGTTCGGAATGCAGGAACTGCAGCCTTGCTTGATGCTTACATGGATGATTCGCAAGCAGAATTTGAAGAAACAGCAGCAGAAACAGAAACACCTGCAGAGTCTATCCGTGTTCAAGCCGGAGATATGGTTGGTGCAAGTCCATCGAATTCTGGACTTTTACAAGATGAACCAACTGTAAAAGTCTTTAACAAAATGGATGTTGAATACGGTACTTTGGGGAACCATGAATTTGATGAGGGACTTGACGAGTATAACCGTATCATGACTGGTGAAGCTCCAAAAGAAGGTCAGTTTAATGAGATTGTAGATAATTATACTCATGAAGCAGCCAAACAGGAGATTGTTATCGCCAACGTTATTGACAAAGAGACGGGTGAAATTCCGTATGGCTGGAAACCGTATGCTATTAAGACTATTCCTGTAAATGATAAAGAAGCAAATATTGGCTTTATTGGTGTAGTTACGACAGAAATTCCTAATCTTGTTTTGAAGAAAAACTATGAGCAGTACACTTTTTTGAATGAGGCAGAGACGATTGCGAAATATGCGCGTGAGTTAGCTGAAAAGGGTGTAAATGCGATAGTTGTACTGGCTCACGTTCCAGCTACAAGCAAGGATGGTGTGGCTGCTGGTGAAGCTGCGGATATGATTGCTAAGCTAAATGAAATCTATCCTGAACACTCAGTTGACCTTGTATTTGCCGGTCACAACCATGTCTATACAAACGGTACAACAGGCAAAACCTTGATTGTACAAGCTACCTCACAAGGTAAGGCTTATGCAGATGTTAGAGCTGTTTATGATACAGATATTGCCGACTTTAAAGATGTTCCGACTGCGAAAATTATTGCAGTGGCACCAGGGCAGAAAACACCAAGTCCAGAAATTCAGGCGATTGTAGACGAAGCAAACACCATCGTTAAAAAAGTAACAGAGCAAAAAATTGGTACGGCTAGTCAAGCGACAGATATTTCACGCGAGGTAAATGAATTTAAAGAAAGTGCTGTGGGTAATTTAGTAACATCGGCTCAATTAGCTATTGCTAAGAAATCAGGTTATGATGTTGACTTTGCAATGACCAACAATGGCGGGATTCGGGCAGATTTGAAGGTCCAAGAGGATGGAACAGTTACTTGGGGAGCAGCACAAGCTGTTCAACCATTTGGGAATATCCTACAAGTCGTTCAAATGACAGGTGAGCAGATTTATACAGCCTTAAATCAACAATACGATGAAGGCGAAAAATATTTCCTTCAAATGTCTGGAATTAAATATATCTACACGAAAGCAGATAATCCAACGGAAGAAAATCCTTACAAGGTTGTTAAAGCCTTCAAAGAAGATGGAACAGAGATTGTTCCGACAGAAACCTATACACTTGTCATCAATGACTTCCTATTTGGTGGTGGGGATGGCTTCTCGATTTTCAAAGAAGCTAAACTGATTGGCGCTATCAATCCAGATACAGAAGTATTTGTTGAGTATTTGACTGATTTAGAAAAAGCCGGTCAAACGATTAGTGCAACTATTACAGGTAGAAAAGCATTTGTAGAGGAGTACGTAGAAGAACCAAAAGCAGAAGAAAAAGGAGATACTGCTGGGACAACTACCGATACGAAAACACCTGAAAAAGCAAGCGACGGTGGCGGTAGTGTAGCAAATCAGAAAGCAAACGAGCAACCAGCACCATCTGGAAGTATGGCTCCTATTTCAAATAAGAAAACTGAAAAAGCATCAGGAAATCAAACACTTCCAAATACCGGTCAAGAAGCCCTAGGCTCCCTTCTTATTAGCTTGGGTGGCTTAGTTTCACTCGGAATGGCTGTCTCATTGAGACGTAAGGAAGGGGAATAGGAATCAAGCATAAAAACGACAAACTTTCGAAGTACATTATAGAATTACTTCTTTTAGAGATTATCATGAGAGAAATACATAAAAACAATTGTGTTTCATCTTAGAGTAGGTTCTGCTTTTTGTAAAAATTTGAAAAAACTTATATAACCTTGCTCTTGCAATCTGCTCTCTTCTGGTGTACAATAGAGAAGCAGACTTCCCTTAGTTAAATGGATATAACAAATTCCTCCTAAGAATTAGTTGCAGGTTCGATTCCTGCAGGGGAGATAGAAACCACCTAAAAAAGCCCGATTTGATGGGCTTTTTGTGCTTCTTGTCCAAAATTTGTCCAAAATGTTTTTAAAAGAGTTGTCGAACTTTTTCAAAATCTTCTTCTCGCTGGTCTTGGAATAGGTGCGTATAGGTCCTTAGTGTCTCCAAAACATCTTTGTGGCCAATCAATTTTGATATAGTCAAGATGTCAATTCCCTTGTGCTTGAGATAACTAACATAGGTATGTCTGAGACTGTGTGGTGTTGCTAGCTTGTTGCTTACCCTCTTTCTGATAATCTTCTTAATAGCTGTATCAGATGCTCTGACAAAGAGCCGTTTCTCTGGATTACTAATGTAGCCAACTTTTAGATATTCTTGATACACTTCCCATACCTCATTATCATAAGGCACTCGCCGTTTGGATTGCTTATTCTTCGTACTTCTCCAGCCTTTGTTTTTGCCATTTATCTTATAAGACTTATTTACAACTAGCTCTAAAATATCCAACATATCATCTGTTGTAAGCCCCTGAGCTTCTGCTGGTCTAAGGCCAGTCTTTGAAACCAGGTAAATAAAAAAGTGGGACTGATGCTTGATGTTCTTTCTTGAATGGGCGATCAGTTTAAGATATTCTTCCAGCTCAATAAATTTGTCTGCCTCGTCTTTAGAATCAACGTTGGAATGTACTTTAGCAAGAGTGGTAAAATCTTTTTTTAGTGTCCCCTCGTAAATAGCCACTTTTAAGGCAGCTCTGATATGCGAATTTATTCGTTTGATAGTATCCTTAACAAATCTATCTGACATCAAATTCAACACATTCTGGTAGCTTGTAGGGGTGATTCTGTGCATCTTGACATCAGGGAAGTATTCCAGTATCTTCTTGTAGGTGAACTCGTATTTTTCGTATGTAACAGGATCTACATGAGGCTTCTTATGGACTGTGGCCCAGCTTTCGAAATAATCAGCAAGGGTAATATTCTTATCAATAATGACATTGTCAGCTAAATCTATCTGTGCCTGGGATGCTGCAATGACAGCATCAGCTTTGGTCTTAAATCCACCCTTTGGAAGAGTGCCGTAGGTGCCATCTGGTTTTTTATATGATATCCGGTACTCCCACCCGTTACTACGTTTTCTATAAGATACCATTGATTTACCCTTTCAAATTTGATAAAATGGGTATAGTAAAGAGACCTACTGCTAAAGCAGGTTTTTACTATACTTAATTCGCCTTACGCTCTCCTTGACCAAAATTTGAGCGTAGGGCTTTTTTGCTTTTTGTAAAATAAAAGCGGCAACTATGAATAGTTACCGCTCGGTCGGTGGCAGCTTGTGCCAACCAGAGTATTTGCACTAGGAAAACTCCTAGGTTAGTAACTATATATTATCAAAATACTGTGAAATTGTCAAATAAGATAGCGTGATTTTATTTCATCGCTTAAAATTTTCATTTGTGGTTCTAAAATTTGAGCCACCCCCAGTCCATCCAATGTGCTTACTTTCTTGAATATTTTAACTTTGTCAATAGTTGTAATCGCATCGAGTTTGGCATAGGTCGTTTTTTCTAAGTCAGACATATACTTCTCAAGTCTTTTGCCAGCATAAACAACTTCATCCGATAATTTTTGAACAAGGTTCATTGCTCGTTCTTTTTCATCTAATCGGCCTTCTTTTTCCAACTCTAGCATTAACTCGTCAAAATCATCATATTCTCCGAAATGAGATACTAACTCGCTTGCAACCTTGTCTTCCGCTGCCTCAATGAGTTGTGTGGTTAGCATACCAAGAGCTTCAGCTAAATTGAACTCTAATGGTAGGTTGTTGTAACCTGGTTTGGATGTAAGAGGAATCACAGTGATAGTATTCTGGTTCTTGCGATCTTCTTTGCTGAGTGTTATCGCATAATGTGGTGCTGAAAATTCAGAGCCAAAGTTAATGCCAAAATCAACATAGACAAGTGTTCCATAGGGGGAAAACCCTATTTCTACGACGTTTCCCGTTTATTTCACGTTCAAGCTGGTTGCTGTAATTTGTCATGCTTTGACCTAGCCGGGAAGTCTTAAAGTGATTAGGATTCTCCTCGGTTAGCTGTTTTATCTTATCGGTTGAAGTTGTCAGTTTTTCAAGATTTTCTATTTGATTTTTATTCATCTTTATTTTTCATCCAACTAAATTCAAATACTCTTCCTTGACCATAGTCTCATCAGCTATGGTCTTTAATTTGTACTTTTCCATAAAGACCAGGTAATTGAATTGAGTGTGGTCCTCAGCAATTTCTAATTCTTCTTTCAAAAGGTGATGGATCATGTTTCTGTTGGCTTCTAGTTCACATTTTTCACGGAACATCTGATAAATGTGTGGCATATGTCCTTTGTGGCCAAGTTCGTGTAGAGCGACTTGCACTCTCTTTGTTTCAGGGATTGCATCACTTAAGAACATAGTCAGTAATTCGGGGATATAGAAAGCTTCATCCTCAAATAACTGATTTTCATAGATTTCAATTTTTACCCCAAACTCTTCAAAAAGTTCTTTCTCTGTCACGGGTAATCAATTCCTTTATCGTTTTAGTTTATAAACGGTGCTACGGTGTTCGATTTGAAAAACTTCGATGGTGACAATATCATCGTGGATAGTTGCGATAATACGGTAGTTTCCGACACGGTAACGCCATTCTCCTGAGCGGTCGCCAACTAAACCTTTTCCGTGTTGTCGTGGGTTAGTGCAGCCGTCTAGGTTATCTACAATCCAATTATAGATTTCTCTTGCGATATGCTTATCTAGTTTTTTGAGCTGTTTGACAGCTTTTTTGGTCAGGTTTACCTTATATTGCAAAGCCTAACTCCTTTGCGACTTCTGATAGGGTGTAGCGTGTGCCATCGTCTTCTGATTGTGCCTTTCGTAAGGCTTTGAGGTCGGCTTCGTCTTCTAGTTTTTCCAGGAGCATTTCTGTCACTAAGTCATCTAGTTTGGTGTTATGTTCTTTGAGGTACTCCGCAATCAAGTTATCTTGATGTGGTGTTGTATTTAGTGTTAAAGTTGTCATCACTTTTCCTCACTTTCTTAAATAAATTTCGATGATGTTCTGAATTGCTTTCTTATCTTCATCAGATAGAGGCTTACCGTTGAATCGCATGGCTGTGCTAGCTAAGTGCTCAACATCAACTTCCTTTCCTTCAAAGTAAAACTTTTCAGGCTCATCGCTGGCAATCCGTGGGTTGTCTGTCCGTCCGAGCAGGTAGTCTGTACTAACATTAAAATAGTCAGCGATTTCTGCAATACGCTCAGCGTTCGGTTTTTTTGTCTTTAAATTATATATTGTATTCCGACTATATCCTAGTCGTTCTTCTAATTTATTGATTGAAATCCCATGCTTGTCAGCTAGTTCCTTTATTTTTTCAAACGTTGGAAACATTGATTTATCAACCTTTCTAAGAGATTGACAAAAAATATTGAAACAAATTGATTAAAACTCTTGACATAATTTAATCAATAGATTACAATAGTTTTTGTAAAGTTAAAGAGTTAGTAAGTACACAAGTAAAAACTAATTCAAAAAAATAACAGCTTTGGCGAGCAGATTGTATTGATTGAACTGGGTTTTATCAAGTGTTTTCTTTATGGTTATATTTTAATCTATAGATTATTTTTTGTCAATCATTTTACTAACTTTTTAACTAATTTTATGGAAAGGAGGAATCATACTGATGAAAAAACTCACAAAAAATTTTTTATCTGACATTGAAACAACTGTCAAATTTATTGATACCATTGCTGAATCGGCATTTCTGGAACTTTTGAAGGAGTGTGATAACTTGTCCGAATTGGAAACTCGTACGTTTCATTTTGATAAGTATCCAGATCTTCCAGTCGAGACAGCCACAATTTGCGAGATGGTTACAAGTCGAGTTAGAAAAATGGCAAGTGACTATATTGACAATGAAAAATCCCAACACAAGATTGTATTGGGAGATGAAGTTGAAGAGGCTAGCGTTTTACCACTAAGCTCAAAAAACATCCAGGCTATTGGTTCAGCCATTCATGATACTCTCTCAACAGCTCAAGTGAAGTATTGAAAGCTGTGACAGCAATGAGCGTTTCCTTCTGTTGCTCAGGCACAGAGTTGGCAATAGAAGTGGCTGTTTGATTTGCTTTACCTACCAGTTCAGTTACTTTTTGAGCTGAGAGAGTTGATACAAAATCGTCAAAAGATTTCATTGACCTATCCTCCTTTCCGTGATGATAAGTTAATTATACCAAAAATAGAAAGGGAAAATATGAGCCAACAACATCAAAAATGGATTGATTTGGTTAAAAAGCGACTACACGAACGGGGTTGGTCGCAGTCAGATTTTGCGATCGTGCTTGGTGTTTCACCAGCAATGGTCAGTCGACTACTAAAAGATGGTCATGGTAGTGATGACCTCAAACTGAAAGTAAACAAGAAACTTAGAATTTCTGAGAGTTGGGAAAGTTTTGAAGAATATGAGTAAGAAGCTAATCGCCAACTGGCAAAAGAAAAACTACCAGCTTAGTCAACTGATAGTTGATAGCCTTGAGGGGCTAGATGTGTGGGAGACGGTGGTGGCACTTGGAGAGATAAGGAGGGGAATGGTGTGAATCATTTAATTTGGTTTTACTTCATAATTTTTATCAATTTATTTATTGGTTTTAGTATCTATTTTTTAGCTAAGAGAGACAGACAAAAACGCATAAAAGAATATCAAAATTGGCATGATAAAGAGATAGATAAGGTCAGACAAAAATTCGACTTATGATTTTTTAGAAGTCTTATGGATGAATTGTTCTTGAAGCGATTGTTTTCGATTATAAGCGTTCATTTTATCACTTAATGCAAGTGCTTTATCAAGATCAACTTCGCCAGTGAGTGCTTTGAAAGCAAAATCATTTAATTTCAGAGCTTTATCCTTTTCGGCATCAAGACTAGATACTTTTTCAAGTTCTTGCAACCTTAACTCGTGTGATTGTTTTAATTTTTCAATTTCAAGAGAGTGTTGTTGTTTGAGTGTGCCAAGTTGATACTGGAACTCTTTTTCTAGTTTTTCTACGGAATGAGCATGATCTTTGGCTTGTTTTTCAATCTCGGTCTTATTATTTGCCCTAGAAGCAAGATATGACCAAACACCTGAAATGATTGCTACTACGATACTGATAGCAGGTTGAATAAAGATAGTATAATCCATGAAAATTCTCCAATCGTTTTTATTTTTATTATAGCAAATTTTATCACATTAGAAAGGAATTTTATGAACGAAATTATCAACGTTAGTGTGAACGACAATCAAGAGCCTGTGGTGTCTGGTCGGCAGTTGCATGAGGCTTTGGGTGTCAATTCACGATACACAACTTGGTTCGAAAGAATGACCGAGTATGGATTTATCGAAGGTCAGGACTTTCTCCCAAATTTGGGAAAAAGTACGGGAGGTCGCCAAGCGGTTGACCATATTATCAAGTTGGACATGGCCAAGGAAATTGCTATGATCCAACGGTCTGACCGAGGCAAGCAGGTACGGCAGTACTTTATCCAAGTCGAAAAGGACTTTAACAGTCCAGAGAAGATTATGGCACGGGCTCTGCTATTGGCCGACAAGAAGGTGCATCAGCTGGAAGCACAGATTGAGGCGGACAAGCCCAAGGTGTTGTTTGCTAATGCGGTCGAGGCTAGTGCTACATCTATCTTGATTGGGGACTTTGCCAAGATTTTGCGTCAGAACGGCTACAACATTGGCCAGAATCGCTTGTTTGAGTGGTTGCGGAACAACGGCTTTCTAATTCGTAAGCGTGGTGAGAGCTATAATATGCCGACCCAGAGGTCTATGGATATGAGCTTGTTTGAGGTCAAGGAGCGGACGCACCATGAGCCGAATGGCAGTATCAGGATTAGTAAGACAACCAAGATGACGGGTAAGGGTCAGACTTACTTCATCAACAAGTTTTTGAACGAAGACATGCAAAAAGCCTGACGGCAATCAGGCTCATATATAAACATACAAAGAAAGTGTAACATATTATGATTGATTTTGAAAGCTTTTTTAAGGAAAAGATGGAAAACATCATGACTATGGCATGGGCTGAAAAGTCTGAGATGTTTGATCCTGACAACGCTTATCCGCCAGTCATGACTCAAGCTGAGTTTAGAAAGTGGTTGAAAATCGGCGATGCGACTGTAAAATATTTTATCTCAAAAGGTATGCCGACTATTAAGAATGAAAATGGTAGCATTCGCATTCCACGGGATGCCGTTCGTGTCTGGCTACGGGATAATTGGCAAGTTTTGGCATAGGAGAGCGATATGACAGAAGAATTGATGTTGACAGTTGAACAAGGCTTGGCATTTATCGTTATTTTGACCACAATCTTAATCTGGCTGATCCGTAAGCCTGTTGAGATTGAAATAGAGGTCAAGGAGCCTGTTGTGGAAGAAAAACAACCAGAGCGGAATTTGAGATATCTTCAAATCCACAGATATTACGGAGGATAGAATGAAATTTTGGGACATGATGAAGAAGTTTTTGAGTGTTGAGGAAGAAGACTACATTCCTCAGAATAAGCATGAGTTGGAACGTGAATTGGCATACGAAAGGTATAGGGTCAAGGAATTTAAGAAGTTGGCAGACCTGAAAGAACAGGAATGTGTTGGTAAAGCTAGGCTAATCCAAGAATTAAATAGACGGATTGACCATTTAGAAAAAGTTAACAGGTGCCAAGCTGAGCTGTTGGCAGGTAGAGAGGTCTAGCTATGGTCTGGATTGTGGCGAAGAAAACCAAGACCAAGCGTGGTTATAGATTTTACCAAAAACGGTCGTTTGATACTTGGCAGAAGGCTAGAATTTATCAGCAGGACTTGTTTAATAAAGATGTAAATGCTGAGATGTGGGAGGAATGAAATGAATAATGTGCCGTTTTTTAAGAAAGAGGTCGAGAAGTTTCAATATTTCCAGATGCCCAAATGGTTGTTTGCTGAGCCTTATTGTGAGCTATCATTGCAGGCCAAGACTGTCTATATGTTTCTTTTCAATCGTATGAGTTTGTCGCTAAAAAATGAGTGGCAGGACGATGATGGACAGGTTTTTGTCTATTATTCCAACGAGAAATTGGCCGGTAAGGAAGATGGGCTGGGTTGTTCCATTCCGACGGTTATTAAAGCAAAAAAGGTATTGGCTAGTGTTGGGCTACTGAAAGAGGTTCGTCAAGGGCTTACTCTGTCCAATCGTATCTATCTGATGGGACCAAATCCTTTCAGTCAAGAAGTTAAAAATTTTAAATACAGAAGTAAAAATTCTTTAATTCCAGATGACAAAAATCTTAAGACTAGTAAGACTGAAAAGAGTAAGACTGAATATAGTAATGATTATGATACTGATATGACGGACTTAATTTCTGCATTTCAGAAGGCATTTCGTGGTCATACTCCAACACCATTCCAATACGAAGATTTGGAAAAATTCCACAAGGAAGACGGGCTAAGCATTGAAATTATGATTGAGGCTATCAAGCGTACATCGAATAACGATGCAAACTTCCATTACTTGCAGGGCATTCTTAGGAACTGGGCTAAGAAAGGTATACAAACTATGGAACAGGTCATCGCAGATGATCTATCTTTCGAACAAAAGAAAAATGGTCGCTCTGCTATTGACCCGAAACCAGCACAGACAAATATACCAGCCTGGGCAAATGAAGAAGTTAAGAATGAGCAGACGGCAGAAGGTCAAGCTAGGCTAGCCGATTTGTATGCGGAACTGGAGGCTATGGAAAATGGTGAAACTTAAACATGGTTCAAAGCAGGATAGACCATTTGTCAGAGAGGTACGGGTCAGCTGTACGGGAATTGATATTTTTTATGGCAATGAGCGACAGGCTATGCGGTTTGCTAGTCGTGCGGCTGCTATCCATGTTTCTAGGGCTTTGAAAGATTATGGGAATTTTTATTTGATTGAGGAGGAATAATGTACAAGCTGGATTTCGTTGTGAATGGCGGCTGGATCTTTCCGATAGGTGTCTACGAAACCAAGGAAGATGTCAAGCAGGCTATCTACTGGCACATCTATTCCTACTCGGCTATTCAACGCCCAGTCTTTCGGACTAGTGGTTCGGATGAAGTGAAGCGGGTGGATTATGGTGCTTGTGATTGTTATTTTTTGGTGAAGGAGGTTGAGAGCTGATGGATGGATTTTCGAGATTGAAGATACTGGAGGAGTGGCAGGTAGCTAACGAATCGCTTCGTATGTCTGAAAAAGCTCGCTTGATGGCTCTGTCTGATGATGAGTTTGTGGCGGAGTTGGATTGTATGGCAGTGGAGTATCATCGGACGAAGCATGGAGGTAGTTGATGGCTCATGACGAAGAAATTGAAAAAGGGCAGGATATGCCAGAGTGGTTGAAAGGACGGGGGAGTTGAATAGAGAATCCATCTTAGAAATATGTGGGGTCAAAGAGGTTTTTGAAGTTCCACAGGCACTAATGACAAAGCTGTTCAGCCCTGAGCAGTCTGACCTGCTGGATCGTATCGCTGCCATCTATGGCGATAGGCAACTGGATCAGTTTCGCGACTTCTTTCAGGAAGAAGGGGCTGACCGTAAAAAGTTGAAACAGGACTACACACCTGATGGTGTAGCGGAATTGCTGGCGAGGGTGTCCAGAGGTGGCAAGAGCCTAGCGGACATCTGTGCAGGGACAGGCAGTCTGACCATCCAATATCTGAACTATCATCCAGATGTGGAGTTCGTGAGGTGTGAGGAATTTTCTGCAAGGGTTATCCCGTTTCTGCTGATTAACTTAGCCATTCGCAAGATTGACGCTGAAGTTATCCACGGTGATAGCCTGACCCGGGAATGTTTCAATGTCTATGCCATCCAAAACGGTGTTATCAGTCAGATAGATAGTCCAAGCGACAGGAAGGTCGATGTGGTCATCTCAAACCCACCTTACTCAATGGCATGGACGCCAATCAGTGATGAACGGTTTGACCTCTTTGGACTAGCACCCAAAACCAAGGCGGACTTTGCTTTTCTCTTACATGGTCTTCATCAGATTAAGGACGGTGGCAGCATGTCGCTCATCCTTCCGCATGGTGTTCTCTTCCGTGCAAGCAGTGAGGGGACTATTCGCCAGCAGTTGCTGGAACATGGAATAATCGAAAGCGTTATCGGTCTAGCACCCAACCTGTTTCTGAATACAGGTATCCCAGTTGCGATTTTGCTCTTGAGAAAGGGACGAAGTCAGAAAGATGTATTCTTTGTAGACGCCAAGGATGAATTTACCAAGGGCAAGGCACAGAACAGTTTGGACGTGGAGCATATCAAGAAGATTGTTTCGGTGGTGTCCTTGAGAATGACAACAGAGCGTTTTTCTTATCTAGCTGACTGGGAGGAGCTTGTCGAGAATGGGTTCAACCTGAACATCCCTCGCTATGTCGACACTTTTGTCCCTGAAGAAGTCCAACCCTTAGGGGTAATCTTGAGGGAGTTGATTGAAACAGATAAGAAAATTGCTGAAACGGAGCGAGAGTTTGCAAGATTGTTTGGGCAACTGGTGGCGACAGAGCCAGCCAAACAGGCAGAGCTGGAAGCAGAACAAGAGTTAATGCGTGAGTATGTGGACAAGCCAAGTCTTTCCGAGTTAATCAAAGAAGAAAGCGAGCAATTAACATTATGGTGATGAAATTAGTCAAAATTACAGAACTAGCAAATATAGAGCGGTCGAGTGGCAAGGTCTATCCTGCTGGCTGTACCTTGATACAGGTCAGTGCGACAAAAGGGCAAGTGCTTTATCATGCTGAGGAGGCGGAAATTCCAAGTCATTACGCTGTATTTTTGCCGAGTGACAAGGTGTTGCCCAAGTATCTCTATCATGCTATTTCTTTCCAAGCAGGGCGTTTCATCTATACTGTCCAGACGGGACTAAATATCCAGATGGGTACCCTGAACGAGATGAAGCTGAAAATCCATACGGACTTGGAGAAACAGGCGGAAATTGTGAAGCATCTGGATGTGATTGAGAAGATGGAAGCCAAGGAAGAGGCAACCATAGAATTATTAAAACAAGCAAAGCAGACACAGCTAAGTAAGATGTTTGCAGGGTAGGAGGAAACAGATGAATAATAAAATGAGCACAAGAGAACAATTACTGGCAGTATTGTTTGTATTCCCGTTAAGCTTTATCTTATCGGGATTGGTAATACGATATGGATGGAATAACATCTTAACAACTTTAGACGGAGTCCCAAGTATAACACTAGCACAAGCGATAGGTCTTGATATACTGGTCAGCTATATTATTGTTAGCGGTGGACGAAAGGAAAATGATTATGATTTTGTCGAATTATTGGCAAAAGTAATCGGAACCCCTATTATTACATTCGTCCTACTTTGGATTGTCACACTATTTTTGTAGAGGGAAAAAAAGATGAACAAACAGGAAGCGATTGAGCAATTAGAGTGGAACGTTGTGAGAACGACAGATTTTGACAGAGCAGAAGATGTTGTGGTATTCGAAAAAGCAAAAGAAATAATCTCCCAAATCCACGAACCGCAGAAGGTTGTGGTGCCGAAGGAAGTGGTGGAGTGGTTAAAAGAATATCGACACGCTAGTCCGTTGTTAAAAGTTTTGAATGCAGCAGAAAATGGGCTAATAGTCCCATCTGCTGTAAATAATTGGATATTAGATAACCAACGCGACTTTGTCGTCGCTTGGTATGACGGTTTCGAGATTGAGCAGTTGTTCACGGTCGATATACCGAATCCAGTACTTACTGATAATTCTGACAGTGTTACAGTCCTTATGAAAATAGATTCGGGTGTCGTATTAACAGATGTTGTGAATTACATCGGACGAAAACAAGAAACTGTCTACCAACTCACGGAATCCGAAATCAAACAGGATTTTGAGTGGGCTTGGGATGCTGGGTTTGCTAAGGAGGTGGAGTGATGAAAATTCTCAGCACAGTTTATTGTTGTTTATGTTATTTTAAATACGAAACATACAATTTGATGTTAGGATATTCACAATGTCCGAGATGTTTAGGTAAGAATTTAAAACTGATAGAACAAAAGGAGGCAGAAAATGATACAGAAAATTGAGACCTGCGAAGAATGCGGGTGCAAGTACATAGATGGGACGACAGACTATGACAGTATCTTTCAGACAGGGTATTGCGGTGATTGTTTGGTCGAACGTGTAGAAAGAGGAGAAGAATGGTAGTATTGGAGGATTTAGATTGACATTCGTTGAACACAATAACCGAAAACGCGCTAATAAGTTCGCTGAGTACATTACCAGTCCTGTTTTACGACAGTATCTAGCTGATAAAGTAAAGCAGTATTGTGGGGATGATGTGTCTGTGTTTGATGGTGCGGCAGGTTCTGGGCAACTAGAACAATTTATCAATCCATCAGAGTTC